GGCATGAAGCTCCATCAGCTGTATGTCCTCCATCATCGCAGCGGTCAGCTGTAAGCCAATGATGCCGGCAACCTGCACTACCGCCACATAGTCCAATCCGATCACGCCTGCGCCACCAGTGCGCCATTGCGTCAGGCACCGCTGGAACAATCCCACCGCTGGGGCCAGCTCAGCCCACAGCGTGTAGGTCTCAGGCTGAAGATGATGGCTCTCCAAGATGACGCCATAGGCCGCAGCATCTGCCTGTAGCTGCGCCGTGTCACCCTTGATTGCGAACAGGTGATCAACGGCGCCGGTCAGTTTTTTGCCCGTGCCTTCTCGTGCGCATCAAAGAAGGTCACAACCAGCGCATCGGCCACAGCAGCACGATCCAGCAGCTGCGCCTTGGTGGCTGATGTCATCTCCACCGGCTCACCGTCAGCGGTGGTGATGCCTTCCCAACCGGCAAGGATCTCGCTGGCGATCTCCCGAGTAGGAATGCCGTCGATTGCCTCACCGCGCCGAGCGGCCACCTGAATGGCCTGATACTGCAGCTGCACCTCCTCCATCCGCGTCTGGGTCAGGCGGTTGAAGATCGCAGTGAACTGGTGTGTTCGGATCTTGCCGCCATCGAGCACCTCACGGATCGTGATCGGATGGGAGAAGGTGGGCGACTGCTCGAGGACGAATGCCATGCAGATCAGGTGAACGCGAGGGTGAAGTCGTCGTTGCCGGCTGAGGTTGGCATCAGACGGAATGGCAACGTGATGTGGGTCACGCTGTCAGTCTCAACGAAGGTGGGCGAATCGAAGGCAGCCTGCGCAGCCGTAAAGGTGATGATGTTGCCCGCGGTGCCGCCATGCACCCAGCTGATCGTGCCCTGGGTTTGAGCGCTGGCGATTGCGATGAAGTCCTTGGTGGCGAAGGCTGGCAGCTCGATCGTGATGCTGCCGGTGGTCTTGCGATCCGTCAACCGAACCTGTTTGCTGCAGCCGGCCTTCTGCTCAAACACCATCTCAGTGCCCAGGCTCAGGCTGAACTCCGTCATGCAGGCCGAGAATCCATGCACGCTCACCGTGGCGGTGTTATCAGCGTTCACAGCCACTGGCGAGGCTTGTGCGCTGTAGGTCTCGCTAGGGCGGGCCACAGCAGTAGGAGCCGACCAGATGCCCATGTGAGAGAAGGCGATCGTCGGAATGCTGCCAACGCTCAGCGCCAGCTCAGCAGTGCCACGGATGCCGCCGATCGCTTGCCGGCTGCCGTTGTCGATGTAGAAGTCCATCGCGTAGCTGCTGAATCCAGTCGCCACCGGCGCATAGGTGACGCTGGTGCTCGACACGATGGTTTCGCCAAGGCCAGAAGCCTTCAGCATCGGGCCGTAACGCGGTGCAGTGCCTGCTGTGCCGCTGCCGGCCATTTCAACAGTGGCACTGATCGGCGCCGAACGCTGGCCAACGATGCTGGCCCGGTTGCCGAAATAAGGCTGGATCGTTTCGCGCTCAATCAGCTCCAGGCTGAGCGGTTCCACATCCAGCTCAGTGAACAGCAGCGCATCAGTCGCCGCTGGCGTTGGATTGGTGTTGTAGGTCGATTCGGCCTTCACCAAGGCCAGTCGGTTGCGCCACAAGGCCATGGTCAGTCCTCAGTGATTGGGGCAGCTGCTTCGGATTCATTCTGGCAGGGCTCCACTTCACCAGGCTGCAGTGTGCGCTGGGTGCAGATCCATTGCCCATCTTTGAGTTCATAGGATCCACCACCTGAGGGAAGCGGCGGGATGGATTGGGCTGATGTCTTGCGAGCCATAACGTGATGCCCTGATCAGATCACGCTATCAAGCCTGCGTCAGATCAGCGTCACGGGTTCGATATTGCACTTCATAGGTGTGAATCCACCACATGCTCGATAGATCACCTGGATCAATCTGTGGATCGCTGTTGGTTGGCACGATGTCCACCGCTAGGCCACCGATCGTGGTGTCGGCCATTATCAGCGCATGAGCTGAGACGATGATCGGATCCGCAAGGCTGTCTGGCGTTGCGCCACGGGTATGAATGATCACTTCAACGTCAAGCGTGTGATGCAGCTTGCAGGTGCTGTGACGCTGTGCGCGTCCGGGGCCGGGCTGAATGACCAGCACTGGCGCCTCGCTACGGCCAAAGGCCTCAGCGCGTGAGCGGTAGACCGCACGCACGCCAGTGGTGGCCGCCAGCGTCGTGGTCAGTGATTGCAGGATCTGCTCACGGATGCTGGTCATCAGCTGCGCACCTCGATCGCGCTGATTCGGCCACGTTGGAATTGGATCGTGGTTGTGTCGCTGATGTTGGCCACATAAAGCGCAACCTCATCATCATCAGTAAGCTCAACCATCCAGAAGCAGAAGAGCTTTGCAATCTGCCCAGTAGAGCCGCTGAAAGCTTGGCACTCAGACTGATCAATGCCAACGCCGTTCTTGGCCAGCTTGATGCCAAGCGTATGGTTGTTGCCGGCATAGGCGTCCATGCTCGCCTGCACCATGAACAGCTTGGTGGCGCCGCTGTCGTTCTTCAGGCCAAACGTATCGCTGGTGCCCAGCACCACCTGATAGTCGGTTGCGCTGTCAAACGTCGCCGTGAGGCCTGTGCTTTGGTAAGTGCCGGCGCTTGTGATGGCGATGGTGCCGCTTGTGGTTTTGCTGGCCTGGCCGCGTGCCAGTACGCCTTCGATGTAGTAGCTAAGGCTCGACCATGCAGTCGTACCGTCGCCGATCTTGTATCGGCGGGTGTCGGTCTCGACGCCGATCTCACCCTGAAGCAGGACAGGGTTGGCTGATGTCCAATCAGCAGCCGTGTCGTTGCGCAGCTTGAAACGGGTGTAGGTGGTCATGCGCCGCCGCTATCGAGCACGTTGCCTTCAATGTAGGTCGTGTCAGCAGCGCCACCACTGAGCTCCACAGTGCTGGTGGTACTCACGCCGTCGCCATCGAGCACAGTGTCGTCAGATGTGTTCTGTTCAGGCGTCACGGTGCGCTGAAGGGTCAGGCTGCAGAATGCCCCATCGTCCAAGAGCATCGGCGGCCCGATCAACGTGTAGGGATAGCCATCCACATTGATGCCAGCACCGTGCATCAGATCACCAAACTGATCAGCGCGGCAGATCAAGCTGTAATCAGTACTCACCACCATGCCGCCGGCGATGGTCTCGCTTGGCATGTCGAGGATGCCATTGCCTGACACGCTGCCAGCGACCACAGGCACTGCCATCTCGGCAGTGTCCAGAAATAGATCGAGATCTTCGGTGAAAGCCATGAGCCCAGATTAGGCATGAAAAAGCCCCCACCATCTGGCAGGAGCCACGAGGTAGCTGAGCAGATCAGCCGTACTTCTTCAGGCCGAAGCCGAAGCAAGTCACAGCGCTGGAGGCGGTGCCAGTCTCAGCAGTGCAGCTGAGACGGATGTAACGCTTCAGGTC